ATTGAATGGGCTCGCAAGAACATTCTCAATCAAACAGATGATGAAATTGCTGAAATCAAGAAGCAAATTGAAGAAGAACAAGAAGAAATGATTGCAATGGCACAGAAGCAAGCTGAAATAGCACAAGCATCCGTGCCACAAGATCCTCAAGCACAACAGCAACAACAAGCTGATCCAAACAATCCTATTGCACCACAACAAGATGGTCAACAACAGCAGCTTGATGTAGACACAGCATTTCAAAACACGACATCTCCAGGAGTCTCTCCATTGGATGATGCGGCATCTCAGCAATTGAAAGTTGAGAATAAAACCAATCTAAATAATATACTAAGAATAATCAAAGATCGGAGAAATGTTCTATGAGCAATGCAGTTGTAAGAACAATCGTAGAAAATATTGTCAATGACAAGTTTGAAAGTCTAAAAGAAGATGTTTCAAAGGCAGTTTCATCAAAGGCCGTAAATGTTCTTGAAAGCAAGAAAGCAATGATTGGTAAAACATTCTTTGAAGAAAAAAAAAAGATAAATGAAGGCTTTAAAGTAGGTGATGCGGTAAAAATTCATCAAGATTTGAACGACACTGGTAAAATTGTAGGATCTGATGATCACAATTACCATGTTGATGTTGGTCCAAAATTGAGAAGACATTTTGTTGGAGATTCTCGTAGCAACGTTATACATATGCCAAAAAATAATATTCATAAATTAAATAAATATCGCGCAGAAATTCCGCGGAATGACTAACATAGAAGACTATAAGAAATGAAGACACTAAGCAAATTTTTTTCAGAAACGGAAGAATCTAATACAAAAGATTCAATGGTTATAGAAGATCTTTCTTTCAAGTCAGATCCTCCAAACATCATTATGTTGAAACGTAAGGCTATTCGCATTTTTCCCGATGGAAGAAAAGTTGCTCTGTACTATGCAGACAAGATTGGAAAGTATGTCACGATTCCATATTCTGACATGATGAACAAAGATGTAATGCAAGTTCATGAAGCAAAACAGGACAACAGAGGCAATATGCCCGCACTTCAAGATATTATTCAAAGTGGAGAGCCTGCACTATTGACATTTGATAATGGTGGTCAACAAAAAGTTGATGTCATGACTGCACAAGCAATCATCAATGTTTATAACAAAGTAAATTTGACCAATCGCTATAAGATTGAAAGAATGATAAACAAAGATCAAAATAATTTTGCCAAAGTTGCAGCGTTTGCACATGGCGCACATACGGATGGAATGTAAAGATGGCAAATGCAATTCAAAAACTAATTGATACAGAAAGAAGAGTTGTATACAAATTTACAGGTAATACAGCTGAAACACCTGTAGTAAAGATTGACGCTGGTGGTCTTGACTATGCGTTGAATACCACTAATCAATTATTGAGTGGTGGTGGCACAAGAAAAAATCTATATCGTCTTGCACTAAAGAAAATTATCTATGATGTTGCTCCTGGTCAAGCAGCTGGAAATGGATATGTTGAAATTTATTGGACAGGCACACCTAATACAACCATGGTAACACTATCTGGTGTTGGTAAAATGGATTTTGCAGAAGGTGGTGATGGCATTGTAATACTAAACAACGCTACTGGAGTTGGTGCAAATGGAAATGTAGGATTGCAAACTGTAAATTTTGCAGCTACAGGTTGCTCATACACAATTATTGCTGATTTTAGAAAACATTCCGATGACTACAACACACAACCAGCTGCAGTTTAATAAGGATTTGTAGAATGTCATCAACTAAAAAACTTGTAGAATCTATCATATTAGATGATTATAATGAAGCAAATGAAAGTCTTTCAGAATCATTTGTTGAAATTTTGAAAGACAAACTTTTAGAAGCAAAGAAGATTGTTGCTGCAAAGTATGGTGTGGCTGAACTTGCTGAAGCATTAGAATCAATTGATGAAGAAAATCTTGATGAAGGAACAAGAATTAGAATTGTAAAAGCGCGTTTGCGTAGAAAAAATGGAAAAATTGTTGTACAACGTCGCAAAAAAGTTCTTGGTTCTGCTTTGAAAGGAAAAGGATTCAAGATGGGACCTGACGGCAAACCCGTCAGGATGAAATCTGGAGAACTTCGAAATAGAAGGATTGCCGCGCGCCGCGCCGCGCGAAAAAGAAAAAGTATTCTTGCCAGAATACGAAGAAATAGAAAAATGACTATGAGAAAAAGAACAGGTATGGGACTATGAAACTCATAAAAGAAGTCGTAGAAGAAGTTCGTTATTTGACCGAAGAAGGTCCTGCAGGAAATAAAGAACACTTCATTGAAGGTGTTTTCTTGCAAGCCGAGCGTCAAAATCGTAATGGTAGAGTATATCCAATGGATATTCTACAAAGAGAAGTATCTCGTTATACTACAAACTATATCATGCAAAATCGTGCATTTGGTGAACTGGGTCATCCAGATACACCAACAATCAATCTTGATCGTGTATCACATATGATCAAGGATTTGAAACAAGAAGGCACAAATTATGTGGGTAAAGCCAAGATTTTGGATACTCCTTATGGAAAGATTGTGAAGAATCTAATTGATGAGGGCGCCAGATTGGGCGTATCTTCTAGAGGACTGGGATCGCTAAAGCCTAAGAATGGTGTAAATCTCGTACAGGATGATTTTTATTTGGCTACAGCGGCAGACATAGTTGCAGATCCTTCTGCACCTGATGCTTTTGTTAGAGGTATCATGGAAGGCAAAGAATGGATTATTGAAAATGGTCAATGGAAAGAAGTTGACTACGATCATGCAAAAAAGGCTTTGAATGAGGCTAATAGAAGAGACATTGAAGATGTCAAACTTCGCCTATTCAAAAATTTTCTCTCAAAACTCTAAAATATATAAATAGTCTAATATAAAGGAGCAAAAACAAAATGGCAAAGAAAAATCTAGCAGAAGCAGCTGCCGCAATTCTTTCAGGCAACATGGCTTCTCTAAAACCAATGTCAAAGGGTGGCGAGGCTTTCGGTCAAGCCGGTGCTACACCAGCTGTAGCCACACCTGGTCAGGAAGGCTCACCACAAACAATTCAACCTGCTATTGCATCAGCTGACGAAGCCGGCGTATCAAAGGCTGCCGCTGCTGCTCCAACAGCAACTCCTCCAGGAGCAAAGCCAGCTCCAGCTGAGCCAATGCAGAAGGCTCCACCTCAAGTCAATGAAGAAGACGATGAGGAAGAAATGCGTAAGGAAGAAACTTACGGCATGAAGAAAGAAGAAGAAGAGAAAGACGAAGACGAGGAAGACAAGGATCCAGAAGACAAAGACAAGAAAGACAAGGATCCAGAAGACGAAGACGATAAAAATGATAAGGCAATGAAAGAAGATCTTGACGCTCTTTTCCACGGCGAAAATCTTTCCGAAGATTTCATGAACAAGGCTGCAACCATTTTTGAAGCTGCTGTAACTGCAAGAGTCAATGCTCTAGAAGAGAAGATCCAGGAACAGTATGCTGAAATCCTTGAGCAAGTAACAGAAGAACTCAAGGAAGAACTAACAACAAAGGTTGACGACTATCTAAATTATGTCGTTGAAGAATGGGTAAAGGAAAATGAATTGGCAGTAGAGTCTGGTCTACGTTCAGAGTTGACCGAAGACTTCATTGCTGGTCTCCGTAACCTATTCGTTGAACACTACATTGACATTCCAGAAGAGAAGGTTGATGTAGTTGAGGAAATGACCTCAAAGGTCGTTGAACTTGAAAGCAAATTGAATGAACAGATCTCTTCTGCAGTTGAGATGAGAAAACTAATCATTGAATATGCAAAGAGAGAAGCATTCCATGATATTTGTGAAGGACTAACATCAACTCAAGTTGAGAAGATGAAGTCATTGTCTGAAGGTGTTGAATTCTCAACAGTTGAAGACTACACACAAAGTCTCTTGACTCTTCGCGAAAATTATTTCCCAACAAAGTCTCCAGCAAAGTCAAACAACGAAAGACTTGATGAAGAAACAGATGTTGTGGAAGAGACACAGAGAACGAGTCTTGAAGAAGCAAAGGCTAACAAGATTGCTGACCCAGTAATGGAAGCATATGTTAAGTCAATCAGTCGCACAATAGTAAAATAAATTTTTTAAAGGAGTTAACTTAAATGCAACTTACTGAACAATTAGTCAAAAAGTGGGGTCCAGTTCTGGAACATCCAGATCTTCCAAAGATTTCGGATCCTTATAAGAAGGCTGTTACAGCCATGGTTCTCGAAAACCAGCAGATTGCTTCTTCTCAGCAAGCAGCATTCATGGGTGGTGATCGTAGCTTCCTAACTGAATCAGCACCAACAAATGCAACAGGCGCATCAATCAGCAACTACGATCCTATCTTGATCTCGCTGGTCCGTCGTGCCCTTCCAAACTTGATCGCATACGATATCTGCGGCGTTCAGCCAATGACAGGCCCAACAGGCTTGATCTTCGCAATGCGTTCAAAGTACGATTCACAGACCGGAACAGAAGCTCTGTTCAACGAAGCAAATACCAAGTTCTCTGCTGCTAATAAACTTGGTGCAAACGGCGCATCTCAGAATCATCAGACTTCTGGTGGTGACGGTTATGTTGACTATACTCTTGCCAACACAGGTAACGGTATGACAACAGCCCAGGGTGAAGCACTAGGCGACTCTGGTACAAACCTATTTGCTGAAATGGCATTCTCAATCGAGAAAGTTACAGTAACTGCTCGCGAGCGTGCATTGAAGGCAGAATACACTCTAGAACTTGCACAAGACTTGAAGGCAATTCATGGTCTTGATGCTGAGACAGAACTTGCAAACATTCTGTCAACAGAAATTCTAGCAGAAATCAACCGTGAAGTTATTCGTACAGTTTATGCAACTGCCGTTCTTGGTTGCTCAGCTGGTACAACAACTGCTGGTACATTCGACTTGGACACCGACTCAAATGGTCGTTGGTCAGTTGA